ATCAGTATTCCTTAATGCATTAAGATGATCTTGAAGATGATCCATAACAACTTTAACCAATTCTGGTTGATTACGCATATCTGGATCTGCCAATATTGATTTATGCTCTGTAATATGCTCACTATGCTTATCTGTGGGGCTAACCAATGGATTTTCTCCATCAAGCATCTTTTCATTCTCAGCCTTAATGAGTAATAATTCAGTCATTGTCCCTTCAAACATACTATCAAGTCGTCCAGTATTAATAACTTGAAAATATTGATTAGGGTCAGTGATGAGTTTCATCTGTAGCATCTGTTCTGCCATTTGAACTCTTCCGGCGATAGAATGCGACAATGGATTACCCATATCGACTATAACACGGTTGACATCTTTAATCTGATCACCAGTAAATTCTTTTAAGAATGTTCTGTTGTTCTTACCAACTAAAGCAATAACCTTTGGTGCGGTTGCGAAGTCTTTAAGGATGTTAATAAGACCAGTTCCTGCACTTTCAATAAGTTTTACATAGCTTTGTTGTAATCCAGATACAAACTGAAGAGATTGTGCTTGAACTAGGGCTAATGCTGTTCCTGACTTTAAACTTGCTTCAGGATTTCCTCTTGTTACAGAGTTAATACCAGAAATAGTCTCAGATGCCTTAATGAGTTCTTCTAGGAACTTAAACACTTCAGGTGGTGTAGCAGTTAAGTTCAAAGCTTCTGGCTTTTCGTTAGCTTCTATGATATTCATAGCACCTTCAATGCTATTAAAGTTAATATCAGAGCCACGCTTAACAAATATGTTCTGAACACCAAAGGCATTTTGATTTGTCATGATGGTAGAATATAAACTATTGATACCTTCTTGAATTGGGTAGATATCAAACAATGGGCTATATCCATATGGAGTACCAAGGATTTCACTTGGAACAATACGATAGATTGGAATCTCTCTATATGGCATTTTAGTGTCCATAAGAACAACATCATAATCCGCAAACAACATATAGCGACCTTCTGGCATCGCTTCTGTTTTTTTATGATAAAATTCATATATTGGAATGTCATCAGTATCATCATTAGACCAAACTGCAAGTCTATAAACGGTACTATCTGATTTACTAGGAAGGGCTCTGATTTTATCAGCAAGTTCTGGATACTTAGCCATTAGATTATAACGATTTTGAAATCCTCTAACCATTAACCAGTCGTTATCCCAACCTTCTTTAGTTCCATCAAAGATAACATCGAGAGGGCTTAAGTTTGAAAACTCTACTTCACCTTCATTGATTTGCTCACCAGTATCAGGATCAACTTCGTAAGTTTCGCCAGCGGTAGCATTCCATTCCATCTTAACATAGCCAGCTCCTAGAACAATTGAGAGTTCTACAGCTTTTCTTAGAACATCTTCTAACTTCTTTTCTCTCATGTAGTAGTCTAAGATGCCATTACCTAAATATGCTTGAGAAAGAGATTTATAATCGGTGTTAACTGCTCTACATTCCATTACTGGGCGAGCAGATGTAATCAAATTAAGAATGTGTTGACCGATGTTCCTAAAGTGATTGATTGGAATCATCACCAATTCACCTTGATCACCAGTGAAGTTAACTTGATGCCCATATCCTAAGTCATTTGAGAATGCACCGTGGTAGAATCTCCACATCTTATTAATTTTATCAAGATAGGCATTACCCCTGAGCATGTTAAAAAAACTAGAGCCTCTTTCCATTAAGATTGATGCGGTTTTCTCTGCGTCTTTTGCTGCAAAGTAAACTGGATCTTTATTATTAGAATCGTTCTGAGGTCCATAGAGACTCATAAGTTACCACTTTCTTTTATTCGGAACATTAAATATACGCTTGAAGATGTCTATCTGATTATTACTCTTAATACCATTTGGATTAGAAACAAATAAATCTTTCATATTATAGTCATAACTAGAAGGGTAAGGATTCTTACTCATCTGTATATTTCTAACTAAATAAAGAACAGCAGCTGCGCTATCATAATGAGATCCATCTGGGCTTCTAGCGAATTCATCTTTAGAACTACTTCCGCTCCACCTTACATTTTGTAAATGTCTAACGGTGGTGGTGCATTTTGGATCAATGATTAACTTCTTAGCCCCGATAATAGTTCTTAAGTTATTAACAGACGCCATGAAGTTATCTTTTTTAGTTACTTGAAAATCTAATTTAAAATTGCTATACTTACGAATCTCATCAAGTACAATATAGTTAATATCACTAACTCTAGCATAAGGAACCTTAAGTTCATTAGTTAGAACATTGGTCCAGAGTTCTTCTTCTTTCACCATAATTAATTTAGCGAGAAGTTCAATGTCATTTCCCTTTTTTCTAAAATCAAATATAATTTCATCTTGTATAATAATCTTAGAAGCTCTAAAGTCATAATAACCAAACACCAATGCGGTTAAATCTTTACCACCAACATCCATTGCTACATAACAATCGTAAAATGGGGGAATTGGCCATTCCTTTACAATGTCTTTTTTGATTTCTTCAGTAAACTCTGGCAGCACTGAGCTAACTTCAGACTTAATAATCTCAGCTAGGTACTCTCTACGAAATCTCTCACTATTAACCCCACCCATCTTCTGGATAATGTTATCAATTTGTTCTTTAGTAAGAAGGGGATTATCAAATATTGTTTTCTTAATTAAATTACCATTCATTGCTGCTTGTTCAATGAAGTTATTGAATGGATGTGCAGGGTCTTCTGGTGGAGTAGATGCTAAAACGATTTTACCGCCGGTATGTGTTGTAGTTGGCAACAACACCGAATAAATCATATCATCTAGGTCACTACAAAATCCTGCCTCATCGACTAATATAAGCTGACATCGCTGTCCTCTAAGTCTTTCATAGTTCTTACTATCACTACCAGCAAGTTGCACTTCACTTCCATTAGGAAATGAAAATATGAACTGACTGACGTTGTACTTAGGTTGTAATTCTGGTGGACAAGTTTCAAGTATCTGTCTAAAGAGAGGTTCGAAGATAGATTTAACGTGTTGCTTAGTATCTGTAACAAGCTTTATGATTTGATGCTTCTCAGACAATGCTTTTTCAATAGCAAGTACTGAAAGTAAAAATGACTTGCCGAGCTGCCTTGAAGTAAGCCATGTAGAAATACTATTTTCTTCTGCACTTTGAAAATTATCATACATTTCTTTTTGAACACCATGAAGTATCCAACGAAGTTTTGCTCTATGCCATAACTCCGAGCGAACTTGCGTCTTGGTTAACTTTTTTTGGGCAGTATTACTACTCATCTTGTCCCGATTGTTCTAATTGGGCCATTAACTCTTCAGACTTCAAATTCTTTGCATACACTTCAATAGCTTTGGGCTTATTAGCAATGTTAGCCATAATCTTAGAATAGATTTCAACTTTCTTTGTCTCTTCCATACTAAGTTCACGCTCTTGACTTACATTTCTTAACTTTCTTAATTCGCTACGAGAAATAAGTTCTTCATCAAGACCAGCCTCCTCCATTGAAACAATGATGGGGTTAGTTTGTTTGAGGAGTTTCTTTAAATGCTCGTTCTCGTCTTCAACTTGTTTGATCTTCTTGTTAAGTTTGACTAAAGTCAACATTTGAGCTTCGACAGTAAGCTGTAATTCTGATTCTTCTTTGAATTTATCAGCCATGTCAGAAACTTTCATACTTAGAATGACCTAGTATTTTGTGATTTCATATTAATTGAGGTCTTAACGCTTGATAGGTTAGTGATAATGTCCTTTTGAACAGACTTTAATCCTTCAAACTCTAGTTTAAGTGCATCAAATTGTTCTTTTTGTTCTTTTAATTGAGAAATACTTGCTTTATATTCATAAAAGGCAACAAATGCTGCAGAAATTAATAGAGCGGCTACTTGAGATGCAGAAATATCTTGTAAAATCAATAGTTTAATAGCGAAGGCGCAAAAAGCTAGCATTGAAATGGCTTTGAAGTCAAATTTCATTAGTGTTTTCCTTTAGTTGTAAATAAGATACTTCATATTTGCGTAAAGTGCGTTGTTTTGTTTGTGCGATAATAATCGCTTTCACCATTGCATCTAATCTTTATCTATACTTAAGTTGTTTTTTAAGGGATAAGTCCTTGTATTTATTAATATTTCTATTGAAAACAACAACTAGACTAGATGAATATAAAATCAATATGTAAAATATGCTTTGGCTGGCTTTCCTCTCATCCCGAAGATGATAATTGGAAGAAGTGTAGATGTTGCGGATTTAGTATTAAGACTAAGGAGATACATATGATAACAATGAAAGAAATTAATCCTCATAACTATCCCACTACACCGGAAATAGATGCTAACTTAGTTATTCTTTTGGATAGGATAAATCAAGTGAGAACCGCGTATGCTGTTCCAATGATTGTTACTTCAGGACTTAGGTCACAAGCAGATCAACAAAGAATAAATCCTAGTGCTCCAAAATCTAATCATTTAAAAGGTGCTGCGATAGACATTGCTGATGCTGATAGGAAATTGACCAATTGGATTAAAGCTAATATTCCTTTAATGGAACAGATTGGACTTTGGTTTGAAGATTTCGATCACACCAAGACCTGGGTTCACGCACAGATCGTCCCACCTAAAAGTGGCAACAGAATTTTCATTCCTTAATATAATCTACAATAGTTATTGCATTGCTAGGATAGTACATCTCATCGCAAATGCTTGCGTTGTAAAAGGAAGTCCCATCTTGATGAACTTGCTGTGCCCCTTGGTTGTGAATATGTCCACAGAAATGTAGGTCCGGCTTAATTCTCTTAACTGCATCTAATAAATCTTGACAACCAACATGTGCCCCAGTTAAAGTTCCATCTGGATAGACCAACTCATCTAGAATTCCGTATACAGGACCATGCGTTGCTATTATATCTACTTGAGGAATTCTATCCCAATGTTTTTTAATGTCTTCGCCGCGATGTTCATTGTAGGCCCAA